CAAATGACCCTAATACAAGTAATGATTTATTAAATAATGCACTTCCAGGTGCTGCTACTGAAATACCTAAATATATAACTTATAATGTTGAACCTGGATTTTCAGCAAATGCCAAAAATCCATTTGATAAATGTTTACTTCAATTAAATGGAAATGATCGTTTTGCTGAACGTAATGGAAGTTATTTCAATCTCGTTCAACCATTCCAACATCATACAAATATTCCTGCAAATCAAGGTATCAATGTTTATTCATTTGCTCTTAAACCAGAAGAACATCAACCATCAGGAACTCTTAATATGTCTCGTATAGATACTGCTGTTTTAGCAGTAACTAATACTTCTGCTGTTGCTGGAACAATAAATGTTTATGCCACTAATTATAATGTTCTTCGTATTCTTTCAGGTATGGGCGGTTTAGCATACTCTAATTAGATTTTACTATTTCTTTTTTTTTCTCCTATTATAGTATAAAGAATATAGCATAAATGGGTGGTGGTCTTCTTCAACTTGTCGCTTATGGTGCTCAGGATGTTTATTTAACTGGTAATCCCCAAATTACTTTCTTCAAAGCGTCTTATCGTCGTCATACTAATTTTGCTATTGAAGCGATAGAACAAACTTTTAATGGCAATGTTGGATTTGGTTCTCGTGTTACTTGCCAAATTTCAAGAAATGGTGATTTAATAAATCGTGTTTATTTACAATTAAATTTAACAAATACAGCTGCTGATACTTATTGTAAATATTTTGGTTTACGTGTAATTAACTATGTTGAAATTGAAATTGGAGGACAAAAGATAGATAAACATTATGCTCATTGGTTATATATATGGAATGAACTTTCTCTTCCTAAATCTAAACGTGATGGTTATAATGAAATGGTTGGTGCTTATGGTGGCACTGTTAATTATGTAACTGATGCAAGTAAATCATCAATTAAACCAACTTTATATGTTCCATTAGAATTTTGGTTCTGTCGCAATGTTGGTCTCGCACTTCCTTTAATTGCTCTTCAATATCACGAAGTAAAAATAAATATTAATTTTGAAACTCAAGATAATTTAAGATTAGTTTCCGGTTCTGGTAATCCTTCACCTGATTTTACTGCTTCTTTATGGGTTGATTATATTTTCCTTGATACTGATGAACGTCGACGATTTGCTCAATTATCACATGAATATTTAATTGAACAATTACAATTCACTGGTGAAGAAGCAGTATCTAGCACCAATATTAAAGCAAAATTAAATTTCAATCATCCTTGCAAAGAATTAGTATGGTTTTTAAAAAATACCGATAATAATAATAATAACTGGTTCAATTATACCACTAAAATAAATAGTGTTGAGAATAATGATTACGGAACTGATCTTTTACAACAAAGATTAATGTACGATGGTTTAACCAGTTCAACAGGTATGGCAGAAGTTCTTTATCCCTCAAATCCTGTTCTCAGAGCTAAATTGGTGTTAAATGGTAATGATCGTTTTGCTGAACGCACTGGTAATTATTTCAATACCGTTCAACCATTCCAACATCATGAAAATATACCTGCTAATGCTGGTATCAATGTTTATTCATTTGCTCTTAAACCAGAAGAACATCAACCATCAGGAACTCTTAATATGTCTCGCATAGATACTGCTGTATTAAATTTAACTGTTTTTGATAGAACTGCACAATTAGGAAGTATAACTCCTGGTAAATATATATCCACTAAATCTTCATTATATGTTTATGCCACTAATTATAATGTTCTCCGTATTCTTTCAGGTATGGGTGGTTTAGCATACTCTAATTAGATTTTACTATTTCTTTTTTTTTCTCCTATTATAGTATAAAGAATATAGCATAAATGGGTGGTGGTCTTCTTCAACTTGTCGCTTATGGTGCTCAGGATGTTTATTTAACTGGTAATCCCCAAATTACTTTCTTCAAAGTTGCATATCGTCGTCATACCAATTTTGCTATTGAAGCGATAGAACAAACTTTTAATGGAACTGCTGCATTTGGTTCCCGTGTTACTTGTCAAATAACACGAAATGGTGATTTAATAAATCGTGTTTATTTACGTGCATCTTTCAATAATACAAATCAAACTGTCACCACAACAACAAATGAAAATAGTGGTGTTGCATTAGTTCCCTATTTTGGTCTTAAATTATTAAAATCTATTGAATTAGAAATTGGTGGTCAACGTATTGATAAACATTATGCTGAATGGTTATATATATGGAATGAATTATCATTACCTGCTGGAAAACGTGATGGTTATTATTTAATGGTTGGTGGTGATAAATATAATCATTCTATTTATGTACCTGCTCAATGTTCTTATCGCGTTCATGTTCCCCTTGAATTCTGGTTCTGTCGTAATGTTGGTCTCGCTCTTCCTTTAATTGCTCTCCAATATCATGAAGTAAAAATAAATATAGAATTTGAATCTGCCAGCAATTTAGTGGATAAATCTGATAATTATTCTGATAAAGCATTTTTCTTAAGAAGTTCTGATGGAACTCTCACTAGTAAAAATAGTGCAGGCACAGATGCAGCTCGTCCTCTTCTTAATTCTGCTTTAACTAATTCTACTGCTGATAAAATAAGTTTAAGTGAAGTTGCTTTATTTGTTGATTATATTTTCCTTGATACTGATGAACGTCGCCGATTTGCTCAATTATCTCATGAATATTTAATTGAACAATTACAATTCACTGGCAGTGATACCATTTCAGGAGGCAATACTACTAAAAGCATCCGAATGAATTTCAATCATCCTTGCAAAGAATTAGTATGGTATGTTAAACCAGACAAAGCTGCTGGTGCAACTGCTGATCTTTATTGGAATAACTTTAGCACTCGTGATAGCGACAATAATATGTTCTTAGGTGAAAATCCTATAACTTCTGCTAAAATACAATTAAATGGTAATGATCGTTTTGCTGAACGTGTAGGAACTTATTTCAATCTTGTTCAACCTTATCAACATCATGAAAATACACCTGATTATTTCCATGAAGGAATAAATGTTTATTCATTTGCCATAAAACCCGAAGAACATCAACCATCTGGATCATTAAATATGTCTCGTATAGACACTGCCATATTATCTGTTTCATCTTCAAAAGCAGGAAATATATTCATATATACCACTAATTATAACGTTCTTCGTATTCTTTCAGGTATGGGTGGTCTTGCTTACTCTAATTAAAAAAACAATTAGTTTTAAGATTTCCTTTTTCTAAATCTTCTTTTTTCTTTTTATTACTTAAAGATATTCGTAATAATTCAATCTCTCTTTGACTTGCCATTTTTTGCATTTTAATATCATGTTCAACTTTAATCTTATTAAACTTAAGAATATCTCCATTTCTTATATTTTCAAAAATACTAATATCTTTAATTTCTTTATTATATTCTTCAATGGTTTCTTTTAATTTTTCATATACCTCATCAGTCAATATATTATTAATTTTATGAAATTTAATTAAATCACGTTGTTTATCATACAAATTCTTATAATTAAATAATGTATCATGAATATTTTTTAATTTGTCCATATTTTCCCTGTAACTTTTAAATTTAACAATTGAACTTAAAATAGTTAGAATAGTGCTTAATGATAATGACAATACATTTATAATTAATGATACTGTTTCTTGTGAAATAAATTTTTTTATACTTGAACCTTCATATTGAGTATCATAATTAACAATTGTTAATCTAATCGCTTCTATAAATGTAATAATAACTGATAAAATTAATATAGATAATGATATCTTATTAAATCTAAAATATATAATATCATATTTAGTAGAAACTATATATAATTGATTTGTTATTTTTAATTTACTATCTTTTATCATTTGTAATAATTTATCTGCTTTGTCTAAATTACCATCAACTATATCGCCAGTTTGTGATCCTTGAATTACTGTTACCAATTGTGCACTTGTTGAAGGATTTCGTAATGGTATATCTATAAAAACTTTATCATTTACTGGATCAATTTTAGGCGATTCATCATTATTTATAAAAATTTTATCTTGTTCATCTTTTTCATCAGGATTAGTCAACATCTCTTTATTATCTCTTACTATAATATTTTTATCTGATATATCAATTATTACTTCATCATTATTATTTTTAATATCACTATTTATTTCAATTGGATTATTCATAACAACTTCATAAGTATTCACAACAACTTCATTATTATTCACTGTAACTTCATTATTATTCACTGTAACCTCATTATTATTCACAGCAACTTCATTATTATTCACAACAACCTCATCAGTATTCACAACAACCTCATCAGTATTCACAGCAACTTCATCAGTATTCACAACAACTTCATCAGTATTCACAGCAACTTCATCAGTATTCACAATAACCTCATTATTATTCACTACGACCTCATCAGTATTCACTACAACCTCATCAGTATTCACTACAACCTCATCAGTATTCACATCAACCTCATTATTATTCATAACAACTTCATTAGTATTCACAGCAACTTCATCAGTATTCACAGCAACCTCATTATTATTCACAGCAACTTCATCAGTATTCACTGCAACTTCATCAGTATTCACTATAACCTCATCAGTATTCATAACAACTTCATCATCATTCACAACAACCTCATTATTATTCACTACGACCTCATCAGTATTCACTGTAACCTCATTATTATTCACTATAACCTCATTATTATTCACAACAATCTCATCAGTATTCACAGCAACCTCATCAGTATTCATAGCAGCAACTTCATCAGTATTCATAGCAACCTCATCAGTATTCACTGCGACCTCATCAGTATTCACAACAACTTCATCAGTATTCATAGCAACAACTTCATCAGTATTCATAGCAACCTCATTATTATTATTTAATTGTGTTTCATTGACAAAAGCAAAGTCACTTATCATAATTACTATAAGTATATCTTATAATTAATAATAATAAAATTATTGATATTATAACGATAGTTAAATCTCTTAAATCGAAACATCTTTTGATTTTATCTTTTTTATTAAAAATGATATTTGATAATTTGATTGAATTGCTGATTGCAGATTCTAATGATGTGAATGAATTTTTTTGTTTTCCATTATGTGTTCCTAATGAATAAATATTTTTAACTGTCTTACTGTTAAAGTCAAGATAATCATAGTTAGGTATTTTAACAAATGCACATTCATTTGCATGCCATTCATTTTTTTTAGTATCAAAATAGTTATTGTTAAATATTAAAGTAGGTCTTGGAATATTTTTATAAATTAATCGTAATTGTTGATATACTTCTTCAAATAATTCTTCTTCTGAACATTCATTTGCTGTTTTATCAATATATCTGCCTTTAACATTTGTTAAAACAATTGCACAAGAAATAACAGTTTTAGATTTTCTTTCTTTAAATTTCATTATTTCAGTCATATTATCAGCAATAAGAAACCATTCAGTTTTAGTATTAAAAACATTTAAATCATTTTCTAAATTTAATTCATAGTCCCAATGTAAAGTCAATGTTATAGATTCTAAATATTCAGTTTTTTCTACATAATCTTCTTTTAATTCAAATGCTTCTTTCAATCCTTTTATTTTATATTGATTTATTGGCGGAATTGCAAAAATAAATCTTTTTCCTTTAATTGATCTTCCATCTTTTAAAACAACAGATTCAACTTTATTTTTATTATTGTCAAAAAAACTTATTTCAGCAACTGGTGAATTTAATAAGAAGTCAACTTTTTTTTCTTTATGAAGATATTGATGCCAATAATTAAATAATGCTTCATCATTTGGTTTTTTTGGTATATAAATCGAATATAGAAAAGTTTGTATTGTTGTATTAATAAAATTGTTAAGAGAAATCATTTTACTATTACCACCGTCAATTGAACTACATAAAAAATCTATGTTTATCATTGCTTCTTTTGAAAAATTATTAAATACCATATAATCATACATACTTATGTTAATTCCATGTTTATTGTCAAATAACACTAATATGAAATCTCTTGTAAATGATAAGAAATCAAAAAATCCTAACATTTTATCTTGAAAAACTGATTTGAATAAAACTGAAAATACTGAATATTTTTTACCAAAAAGTTCTTTAAAATCAAGTTTCATAGATTTAAGTAAACTTATAAAATTAACATAATTACCAATATAAACTCTTGGTCCATGTTCACAAAAATAAAATTCATCATTATGTTTTTTTCTGTTTACTTTATGACACCCACCAATAACATTATCTTTTTCAATTATTATTATTTTTTCATTTGGATTATGTTTTTTAGCATAATTAGCAAATGCCAATCCCGCAGGACCAGCACCAATAATTACTGAATCATATATCATCTCTCTTAATAATAATTAATTTTTCTTTTTAATATTAACTTTAATTTTATTTTTATTTTTAACAAAAACAGAAGGATCATATGGTTCTTCTTCCTCCTCATCCTCATAAAACAAAGTATTTTCCTTTCTTTCTTTTTCCAATGCACACAAATTCCATAATTCAGGTGTACATAATTTAAAATCCTTTTCTTCTGCTTTATACCATTTAACTTGATCCTCTAATCTATTACTTTGAATCTTGTTATCAATAACTAAACATTCATAATTGTCTGTGCATTTATCCATAACATTACAAAATGTTTCAAAATTATTAAAAATACCAGCATAATGATTATAAATCTTTTCTCTTTCTTTAATTAAATTATTTTTAAAAATAAAAACATAATCAATATTTGCACGTAATATAGGTGGAAGTCCCAAACAATATTGCATTGTAATTAAAAAGAAAATTTTATAATGTCTTCCATTCATAAAAATACTTCTTATATTTTTATCTGTTGGCCATTTTTTGTCATAAAGACAATCATCTAAAATTAAAAATGCTCGACTGTCAATTTCAGACGAACCATATTTCTTTAATTGTTCCCCCTTTTGTTTATTTATATTAATTTGTCTTTCTAAAAACTTTTTAATAATATCGGGTTCATATTCATCATAAATAAGCATATTGGGAACAAATTTTTCAAAATAATTGTTTGCTGTTTCAGTAGGACTTATAACTATACCAACAGGTAAATCTCTATGATAACTTAAAATATCTTTCATACAATAGGATTTGCCAGTATTACGTTTTCCAATAAATACAACTACAGAATCACTCTTAATACTTGAAGGGTCAAATTTACGTAATTCTAATTTCATTTTAATAAATTATTATACTAATATTAATTATAATAATGCGTATATTTATATATAATTAATCATCTATTTATTATTAGAAATCAAAAAATGGAATATTATATAATTTCATTAATTACATCTATTATCATATTCATAATAATTCAAATGGTAGAATATAATAATCATAAAAAAAATTTAGAAAATGAAGGAAATGTTTATGAAGAAGAACCTTATAATTTATTTAAAATTTCAAATATTTTATTATTTTTAATTATTTATTTAGTTTTTACTATTGGATTTTTTTATTTAAAACCTTCTTTACCCTCATTTTTAAATTTTAATTTATTTGCCAACGATAATTCACAATCTGGTGGTAACAATGGAACAGGAAATGGAAATAATGGCAATACAAATACAAATGTAAATGAAGAAATAGATCCTACAGTTATATCAAAAATAACTGATAATTTTGAAACAGGTTTTGCACCATTTAATAGTGATGATGATTCATTAAGTTCAATGAGTTCCAATGATAACTCTTAAATTATTTTATCAATAATTTGATTATATGTAAAATCATAAATACGTGTTGTTGCTGCTTTTTCATAATTATCACCAATTGTATCATTATGAATTATTTTATCTATTTTTATATCTAAATCAAATAAATCTGTCATAATTATTGCAAAAATTAAATATATTGAATATAAATAAATAACAATAAAAATATCTCTTAAATCAAAATTAAGATAATTAGGAAAGAAATGTAAAAGAGGCAAAATTTTCATTATAAATAAAATAAAAGAATATCTCAAAATATTAGTTTTATTTATTTTATTTTTTTTAATTAATATAAATAAAACTGTTAAATTTTGTATAAATGTTATTAATAATGCAAATAATGGACTTCCTTCTATTAATCCTATGCGATATAAAATAAACCAAATAAATACAATTGTTGAAAAAGCAACTTCATTTAATAACAGTAATATAACATTTTTTACATCTAATGTTATATTAGTCATTTTTATTTTTATTTCTATTTACACAAATTAAAAAGATTTAAGGAATTAAATATAATTATTAATGACATTTAAATTTATAAAATAAAAATGATAATTGACGACTATTTAGATAAGGAAAATGAATATAAAAATAAATATGGCGAAAATACATTAATTTTGATGCAAGTTGGTTCTTTTTATGAGTTATATTCAATTGTTGAAAATTGTCATTTTATATATAAAATTGGAGATATATGTAATATTCAAATATCGCGAAAAAATAAAGCAATAAAAGAAGTTTCAAAAAATAATCCCTTAATGGCAGGATTTCCAATTTGGGCATTAGAAAAATTTCTTCAAATTTTATTACAAAACAATTATACAATTGTTAAAATTGATCAAATTACACAACCACCAAATCCTGAAAGAAAAATTACAGATATAATAAGTCCATCTACAAATATAAATATAACTTCTAGAAAAAGTAATTATATTTTAGTTTTTTATTTTGAGGAAATTGCAGGATTACTAATGGTTGGTATAAGTGGTGTTGATTTAACAACAGGTAAATCATTTATATATGAAAATGGAACTTCTAAATCAGATCCTCAATTTACATTTGATGAATGTTTCAGAATTTTAACTACATATAATCCAACCGAAGTTTTATTATTATCAGATAAAATAAGTAATATTAATAAACAACAAATTTTATTAATTATTAATGGTAATTATTTAATTCATACAAAATGGGAAAATTATGAATTAAATACTCATATGAAAAAATTAGAATATCAAACTAAAATACTTGAAAAAGCATTTGAAAATAATTCAATGCTTTCTATTATTGAATATTTAAATCTTGAAAAATATTCAATAGGTCGTTTAAGTTTTTGTTGTCTTCTTCAATTTGCATATGATCACAATTCTGAAATTATTAAGGAATTAAATTTACCTGAATTACTTGAAAATTCACAAACATTAACAATTGAATATAATAGTTCTTTACAATTAAATATTATTAGTCATAATGATAATGAAAAACCTTTATTGGAAATTTTAAATAGATGTTCAACTGCATTTGGTTCAAGAAGATTCAAAGAAAGACTTTTAAATCCAATAAATAACAAATATGAATTAAATAAGAGATATGAAAAAATTGAAGAAATATTAAAAGATAATAAATTTAAAATAATTAATAAAAACTTAAATAATATTATTGATTTGGAAAGAGTAAAAAGAAAAATTCTTTTAAATAAATTAAATCCATCTGAATGGGGATCTATTATTAATTCATTGGAAAGTGCTATTGAAGCATTTAAAGTCATTGATGATAATCAAACTATATCTATTATTGATCAAATTTTAAATGATCTTCAAATATTAAACGTTGATGAATGTTCTAAATATAATCTTAATGATATTAAAAGCAATATTTTTTTAGAAGGATATTCGGATAAATTAGATAAATTAACAAAAATATATAGAGAAAATTATGAATCTTTGGAAAAAATAATTGAATTTATAAATAATATTGATGATTGTACGTGTAAATTAGATTTTAATTCAAATGAAGGTTATTATATAACAATAACAAAAAAAAGATTTGAAAATGCATTAAAGAAAAATAAAAGTTATATGAGTAAATTTGAAAAAAAACTAACATCAAATAATAGTAATTATAAATTAGTTTCAAATGAAATTAATGAAGCATCAAAAATTATAGAAACAACTCTAAATGAAATACAAATTACTGTTACTAAAGAATATTTTAAATTTTTAGAATCTTTTTTGAATAAAAATAAAAATAATTTATCTATTATAATTGATAATTTAATTGATTTAGATATTAATAGTTGTAATGCACGCAATGCATTTGATTATTGTTATTATAAACCACAAATTGATAATGAATCAAATAATTCATATATAAATGCAGAAAATTTGAGACATCCTATTATTGAACGAATATCAACTGATGTTGAATATATTGGTAATGACATATCTTTAAATCAATCTGGAATTTTATTATTTGGAATAAATTCATCTGGTAAAAGTTCATTTATGAAAGCAATTGGACTATCAATTATAATGGCACAAGCAGGTATGTTTGTTCCTGCAACTGTTTTTAAATTTACTCCTTATAATCATATCATGACACGTATTTGTGGTAATGATAATATTTATAAAGGAATGAGTAGTTTTGTTGTTGAAATGACTGAATTAAGAAATATTCTTCAACGCGCTGATAAAAATAGTTTAATTATTGGTGATGAAATATGTTGTGGAACTGAAGCAATATCTGGATTATGTATTGTATCATCTGCCATAAATGAATTAATAAATAAACGTTCATCTTTTATTTTTACAAGTCACTTACATGAATTAACATCAGTATCATTATTAAAACCAAAAATAGGAAATGAATTAATGGTATATCATATGCATATTGAAATAATAGATGATAAAATTATTTATGAGAGAAAATTAAGAGAAGGACAAGGATCAAATATTTATGGTATTGATGTTTGTAAATCATTGGATCTTCCTTTAAGTTTTATGAAAAATGCTGAAATGATTAAAAAAGAACTTCAAGGATTAACTAATACAATTGTAAATACTAAAACATCGAATTATAATTCTAATATTTATATTGATCTTTGTCAAGTTTGTAAAATAAACAAGGGAACAGAAACACATCATATTAATTATCAAATTAATAGTGATAAAAATGGTAAATTTGAAAATTTTAATAAAAATGCTTCACATAATCTAGTTTGTATATGTGAAGAATGTCATAAAAAAGAGCATAATGGGGAAATAGGAATAATTGGTTATAAACAAACAAATAAAGGAATTAAATTAGAAATAGAAAAAACAGCAAGAATATTTAATTTAATTAAAAGAGGAAAAAGTAATTGGTTTTCACGAAAAAAAATAAATGGTAAATTTGAAATAACATCACCTGAAGAAATAATAATATTTTATAACAAACAAACTAAAAGTCAAATTAAAGATATTGATGATTTAGAAATTGAAAATAAATTTTATGATCCAACACTTAATTAATTTTTTCGCGATTTTATTTCTTTACCTATTTTTCCATCCGCTTTAACGCATCTATTTGTTAAGGGATTATATACTTTACCTGGAGGACATTCTTTTTCAGGTTTTTTAGCAGGTGCTTTTGGTGCTTTAGCAGGCGCTTTTGGTGCTTTAGCAGGTGCTTTTGCAGGTGCTTTTGGTGCTTTAGTTTTTTTAACCTTAGGTGTTGGTTCTGGTTCTTCTTCATCTTCTTGTATTTTTCTCAAATTTCTTGCTTTTCTTACTTTAGGTGTTGGTTCTGGTTCTTCTTCATCTTCTTGTATTTTTCTCAAATTTCTTACTTTTCTTACTTTAGGTGTTGGTTCGGGTTGTTCATAATCTTCTTCATCGACATCTTCAATTATTTGGTCTAGTTGTGGTTTAGTTTTAGTTTTAATATTAATTTTTTTATGTGTTTTTAATTCTGGAGATGATTTTTGATTTTCTGATATTGTAGTTAATTTTTGATAATTTTGATATTTCTTTTCTTTTTTTATTGGTTGAAGAATTGGAGTGTATTTTTCAGAAATCATTGGTTTTCTACCTGTTTTAGTAACTAAAGGAGTGTTTGGAAATAATTGATGTAATACTTTTTTATTTGTATCAGGAAAAGCGTCAAGTATTTCTTCATTAAATTCAGGTTCTTGATATTCATATGTTTTAGCATATTTTGATTCTTGACCAAATTTATAAGAAGGATTAGTTTTAAAAGGTGGAGATATTTTTTTATTTTCAGATACTACACCTGTTTTTTTAATATTTTCTATTAATTGTTGAATTTCTTTTTTTGTTTTTTGTGAAGATTTAGGTTTTGGTTCAGGTTTTGGTTTCGCTTTTGTATATTCATTAATAGCATTTGAAATACTATAAATACCTTTAATTATTTTTTGTCCAAATGTTTCAGGTTTTACAGGAACTGGTTTAACAACTGGTTTTTGATATTGTGCTAAATTTACAACTTTTTTTATAGGTGAATTTATAACTGGTTTATATTTATTTAAATGAACTTCTTCTACTGTTTTTAATTTTAATTGTTTAGTTCCTAACTTTTTCACATTTTTAGACGGTGATGGTTTAATTTTAGTATATTCTTGTTTTAATAATTTCATTGGTTGTTTTTTTTGCTTTTTATTGTAACCCATTTTTTCAACAACAGAACCATACATATTTTTAATTGTATCCATTTTCTAATTATAATAAATTATTATAAAAATTATTATACCAAATCCAAAAATTTTCAATTGAATCTATTTGTTCACTTTTATGACGATTTATAATATTATTGTTTGTTGTTTCAAAACCATATACTATATATCTGTCATTTTCAATTCTCAATGATATTGTTATGAATTTATCTTGATTATAAATGGAAAATCTTATTTCAGTATCAGTTAAGTAATATATATCCTTATATGGACTATCTCTATATGATACTTGTTTAAAAATTTCTCTTAACATTTATTATTAGATAATAATAAATAATAATAAAATTTTATATATTTGAAAAAAAAATTGATTTAATTTAAAATAACTATAATTATATTATAGTCATTACAATGATTACATATAATTATATTATTCCAAAGATGTTGGAACCTGCAACAGCAAGTATTGTAATCTATTTATTAGCAAAAACACCTTTGGATATTAATAGAAACCATAAGATAATTCTTCGGCGTCCTTATCATGTTAAAAGGAAAGTTTGCAAATGGATACTTCATAATAGAAACGAACTTACTGAAAGATTTATCGATGAAACCAGTGATTATTTAATAGATGTATTAAATTTAGTGAAAATAATTCAATTTAATCCTTCTATATTTGTTATGATCTATATAATGTTATTAATTATAGTTATAGTTTTTTAACAATTTAAAACAATTGGATTTATTTTTATTATGTCAGAATTTTCCGCAATAGGTGCAAGTAATGTTGAATCTAATCGATCTTTATATGCATTGTCTCTCTTTACGTGAGATGTTATATTATCTTCTGTGATCGGTAATGGTGTTGTTTGATATATTTTTCCAATATTTCTTAATGGTCCACAAGTTTCTTGTATATCATATTGGCGTTTAATTCCCATATTAATATCTTTTTTATCAACTGTTTTAAAATTACCCGCACCATTTGGTTTAAATTCAGATGCTTTTTGTTGCATTAATTCTCTAGTTCCATCTATTTCTGCATTCATTTCTGCTTCACGATCAGGAGGTATAAAAGTAACTGCACTTTTTAATCCACCATTATATTCGATATGTGAATATTGTCTTTGTGTATTTTTATTATCAACTTCTTTAATTACATATCCACCTATTATACTATTCAATAAACCTCCTATATATCCAAATTGATTTGGATTTGAATTAACAGTTGTTTCTTTTACTGTTGTTTTTGCAACTATAGATGGATCATATACATATGTACTTTTATATCTGACATTATTAATATTACGTGTATTATCTTGTCTTGGTAATGTTTGTTTAACTGTTGTTCTTAATTTATCATTATTTTTTACATATGAAGATTCCATTAATCTTATATTACCTGTTGAATTATCATGAATAGTTGTTTCCTTGGTTGTTGTTTTAGCGTTATCATATAAACCTGAATAAGTTTCTTTATCACCGCTTAAATTAAGATTTTCACTATCATGAATAGTAGTTTCTTTTGTTGTAGTCTTAGCATTGTCATATAAACTTGAATAAGTTTCTTTATCACCACTTAAATTAAGATTTTCACTATCATGAATTGTAGTTTCCTTAGTGGTTGTCTTGGCATTATCATATAAACTCGAATAAGTTTCACGATCACCGCTTAAATTAAGATTTTCACTGTCATGAATAGTAGTTTCTTTGGTAGTTGTCTTAGCACTATCATATAAACCAGAATAAGTTTCACGGTCACCACTTAAATTGAGATTATCACTGTCATGAATAGTGGTTTCTTTAGTGGTTGTTTTTGCATTATCATATAAACCAGAATAAGTTTCTTTATCACCTGTTAAATTAAGTTTTTCACTATCATGAATAGTGGTTTCTTTGGTAGTAGTCTTGGCAGTATCATATAAACTTGAATATGTTTCTTTATCACCGGTCAAATTGAGATTATCACTGTCATGAATTGTAGTTTCTTTTACAGTAGTTCTCATAATATGATTATCAGGATCATATGTTGTTTGTTTTTCAGGTATTTGTGGAACAGCATTACCGTAAGAACGAACAGAATCTACAAAATATTCTTTCATTGTTATTTTTAGAGCATCTGTTATTGGTGCAACTACTGCTTTAATAATTGAAGTTAAATTAGCAACAGGTGTCTCTATTTTTGCTAATTCATGTTTTTCAGTATTATAAACCATTATAGATTTTTTACCATAATCTTCTTTTGGATTTATATATTCATCTTGAGTTTTTAATGGTCCATAATAATCCTTATGAGTTCCTATTCTTGTAGTATCTTTAAGATTTTCTTCTGGTCTTGCAGTATCCTTCTTTAAATAAGATTGACCTTTAAACCAATTTTCACAAGTTTGTTTATAAACAGTTTCAGGTTTATTTTTAGCAAAAGGAGCAACAAAACCTCTTTTATCAATTGGATTTTTAATTGGTCCTTGAACTGGTATTTCAAAAATAGAACATCTTTGATCTGTTCCAGGTCTTAATTCTTCTTTTGTTTTTGGTTGAACAAAATTACGAGTTTCTGATTGTTGATAACCACCACTTGCCTGAGATGTAAAACCCATATTTAATCCTGGACCAACACGAATACTTTGAATTGGATTATAATTATTTTGTTTTTCAGTTAAATTTGTTCTATCTAATAAAAATTGACTGGGATCTGGTGCACCTCTTAAATAACTAGTATCAGTAGTAGGTTGAAAAAAGTTTTCAACTTCAGTTTTTCGTATTTTGAAATCATTATAACCAAATTTATCACTAAAATTAGGATTATTATTTAAATCAGTTGGTTGTGTTATACCTTTTGTTAAAAATTGTTGCATATTTCCATGTTTAAAATCCTGAACTCTAATTTTATTACCAGATAAACTATGGATGTAATTATCGGTTTTATTATATTCCGAAGTTTCCATAAACATATCAGAATAAGCAGGTGATGGAACAACACCTGTCTGAAATGGATTTCTAGATTTTTCATATGATTTATTTGCTAAATCTAATTCATATTTTTTGGTTTGATTATAATAATCAGAATTATATATATTGTCCATAGATGGCATTTCATTTTTAATATAATCCATATCTCTACTATTATAGATAAATAACAAAAAAATAACTATAATAAAATAACAATTATAATTATGATTTAGAATAAATAAACCCAAAATCATAATAATCTAAATTATTAAATTCAATATCATTATCATTATCATCGTCTTCACCTTGCATACTAAATTCATTTTGAGCATCAGCATCTTTTTCTTCTTCAGTTTTTTCTTTATTTTTAAAAATTTCATTTTCATCAAAATCAGATAATTTATCTATATTTAAACCAAATTTTTTAAGATCTTTAATATTTTTCTTTTCATCAATTGATTTATTTTGATATTTCTGTAAAACCTTATTTTTATTATCTTCACGGAAATCATCAATATATTTCTTTATTTCATCTTTATTGGGCATTTTACAACCAAAAATTTCATTTATTTTTTTAACAATTTCTTTATTTATTTCAATAAATAATTTTTTATCTATATCAACATTTAAATAAGATTCTAATTTAGTATTCTTTTTATTTTCAGGAAATGAAGGCAAACATAATGCTTTAATAATAATAATTGTTTGTATTTGATTTATTCTTACATTATTATCATCATTTATTATTGAATTTAAATTATCAAGAACAAGAATTGTTTTATTTATACGATTTATAATATTCATTGCTTTTGTATTTAAATGTTTATATAAAATTACAGAAATAGCAATTAATATCTGTCTATAATTTTTAAAATAAAAATAGTCTTTATTTCCATTAATTAATTTAAAAAAATCTTTATTAATTAAATTCAAAATTTCATTTACATTAAAATCATATGTTTCTTTTAATTTACTTCGTATATCATTAACATTTGTTTTAGTTAAAATAGTGGTGTCATCTAATTCATTAAACCATTTTTCTAAAGGAATATCATAAATAGGATATTCAAGACTTTGATATTTAATACCAATAAAATTAGTTTTTTTTTGAATTTTTTCAGGTTTTGATAAATAAAAACGTAAATATCTTTTTTTATTTAAAACACGATCACTTGAATATTTAGATTTTGCTTTTTCTAAATCAGTGCGATTAGTTTTAAAAAACTTATCATTTGTGAATTCACTATCTATTTTTTCTAAACAACAACCTAATAAATATTTATGAATTTTTTTGAATTTTACTGATGGATAATATAAAAGGGATTCCATAAATGTATTAAAAAATTCATCATTGTCATATTTCTTTTCTTGTAAAAATTTAACTAGTTTTTTTTGTGCTTCATATCCCTTTTTAACTTTCATAACTTCTCCATTTTTTTCATCATATTCTTTAAACTTATTCAATTCATTTTTATAATTTTCATTTATTCTTTCCAATATTTTTGTTTTATATTTACCATCAAATTCAATATATTCATTTAAATTAATTTCCTCATATTGTTCTTTGATGACATCTTTAAAAATACATGATATATAATGAAGTATTCCATCTTTTGCATCCATTTTATAAGGTGCACCATATTCATTCCATAAATCTATACAATTGACATATACAAAATCTTTTGCATATACTAATGTTTGTTCCAATAATTGTTGTTGTAATTCAATAGACCATTTACATATAACATCATACATCATATCAATAATTATATTTAAATGTTCAACATTTGCTTCTATTAATTTATCATCACTATCATCAGAAGTTATGACATATTCAAATGTTTTTTGTGCTTCTTCTTTACAATAACCATCATCATATTTACCATTATATTTTTCACTGATAATTATATATTTTTCAGGGATACCACCATAAATATTTAATAAATGTGTACAAATTATATCTAAATTAATGGGAAGTCGACATCTTTTTTGTAATTCAAGTGAAAAAGGTAAAACATATTTTAATGCTTCTGCAAATCCTTTTTCATTTTTATATTTATTATAATATTTATTTAATTCAATTGTTTTATATTTTTCTTGTTCATCATAATCATCCATATCGTCATCAATAAAATTATCATCAGTATCATCAACATTTGAATTTTCATTTATAACCTTATTTTTAACATCAACTTCAAAACCTTCATAATTACTTGTATCAGTTGCCATTTTAATTTCATGTTCGTCTTTTTCAAATTCAAAACTAATTTCATATAAATCTTTATAATTTGATTTCAATAAATTAAATTTATTTTCAAGTTTTTCAAAATGACGATTAATATCTTGCATATTATTTTTCAAATAATTTTCAAGTGCATTAGTGCAATTATCTATTGACAAGTTTTTTCGTATTTCTCTTAAATTTTTAATAATATCAGAATAATTATCATTATTGATATTTGCTATTAATAATGATAAATCTTTATAAATCGGAGAGTCTTGTATAATTATCTTTTGATCTTTAATTTCATCTAAATCTTTTTGAATTTTTTTGGCAGATTTAAGAGTAATATCAATAAGACTAAAAGTTTTTTTTAAAATTGAAAAAAATGCAAAACGATTATTTTCCAAATGTTTTGTGGTATGTTTAACAGTTGAATATTTAATTGTAGATTGTTTTTCTTTTTTATTTAAAGATTGTAAATAATTTTTCAATAATTGAAAATCTTCTTTATTAATATAATCCAAATTTTTATTATATTTTTTAAATAAATTATTTAATGATAAATAATTATATTCATCTTCATCTATTTGTTCTAATGGTAATTTGAGTTTATAATTTGAAATTAATTCATCAAATGATTTATAATCAGATGCTTTTAGTAATTCCCCTTTTTTTCGAGAAGTTATTAAAAAACTTGCAATTTTATCATTTAAATTGTCATTATCTTGAACAACTGGTTCATAAAAATAAACACCCATTATAGGAATATCTCTTTCGTCATCTTTAAAAACAATATAATAATCATTAACACCTAATTCAATTACGGTTGTTGTTGTTGGTCTAAAAGTAGATGAACTATTTTCATTATAAACTAATGGAAACCAAATTTTATTTTTATTTTTAAATCCAGTTTTGATATCAATTTTATTACTGTCTTTAATTTTATTTACAAATTCATTTATCATAAAAGCAGATTTAATTTTTTGTTGTGTTTCCTCATCTTCTGCTTCATATTCAGAAAAATCACCTCTTTTAGCGTCTGCAACAACAATAAAATTATTTACATCTGATTTTGCAACTTGTCTATTTATAATTTCAGTAAATAAAGTTAAATAGTTTCTTGCCTTAATCTTATCTGGTTTAAAGAATTGTAATAGATTATTATAAATTTCATCATTAGAAAAAGCAACGAATGTTGAATCATATTTACTGATTTCTTCTAATGTGACTACTTCATAATATTCTATTTCATCTAATTCTTCGTTTTCCATTTTTCTATAGATAATAAAAAAATAAATTTTGATTTATTTTTATTTTATGAATATAAATATATATAATTTAATTATATTTATATCAACTGAAAAGAAAAAATGAAAATTAGTATTATAATTACTATTTAACGAGAATTATCTATGGAAGTCATCAATACAAGAATAAAGCAAGAAATATGTTATGAAACTTTGGAAAAATTAACTGATACAAATTTGATATATGAATATAAAAAATGTAATTCTGTAAAAAATGAAATTAAAAAATTGAGCGATATATTAGAAAAATATATTGAAGAGGAAATAAAACAAAAAATAATAGAAGAATATTTATTGGAACTAATACCTGTCGGAACTAAAGGAGTTATAAGAGGTAATAAATTTAATAATATAGTAAAGGATTTTATTATTAATTTAAAATTAGACACAGAGCGATTTGAAATTTGTTTTGAAAAAAAATGTAAATTTCATATCACAACTGAAATTCCAGATTGGTATATTATGGAAAAATCTAGTAATAAAATTATTATTGGTATGAACCAATTAGATTTATGGAAAGGAGGACAACAACTGAATAGAGGTTCAAAATATATTGAGAATAATAAACATAATAATGATAATAGCAAGTTATTATGTGTTGTTTGTAATGAAATTCAATTTAAAAACAATAAAAATAAAGCATATAAATTATTTGAAATTGGTTTTAGAAATAATACATTATGTTATTTAAATAATTTAAAAAATATAATTATTTCATATTTTAATTGACATTCTCTAATAATGGATTAAATTTAAATATTAATTCTTGTTTTGATATGGATTTGGGACCAACTGTGTTATTAAAATCATATGTTATTGAAGATAATTTATTTATATTATGACTTATAGATTTTCCATTTGTAAATTTTATAAAATAATGAGATTGGATACTTTTATTATCAATTTTTTCGTCTATCATTCCAGCATTCACACCAACACGGCGAAATGATATATCTGGATTTTCTGTTTTTTCAACAAACAGAAAATTTACTGGTTTTAATTTTTCATTTACAACTCTATTAGTTGTTTTTTTTTCCCAAATTTGAAATATACACGGAACATTATATTCTATTCCATCTACTAAAAATGATTTTTCAGGTAAATCTATTTCAAATATAAGATGAAAATTTAATGGAAATGTTTTTTTTAAACTGTCTTTTTTAAAACTTTTAGGTAATATAAATGATATACTGTCACAGAATTCACAAGATTTTTTTATAAATTTAATCGCCAATGAAGATTGACGACCAAATGGAGGATTGCCTATTACATGTATTTTATTAAAAGTATTTTTAATATTAGCATAATCAAATAGTAAATAATCTTGTTTTATTATTTCGCTGTTATCTGGTTCTAAATCATAAAATTTAAAATTATTTGATAATAATTTAATACCTGCAATGAAAGAACCATTGCCAGCACTTGGTTCTATAATTAAATCGTTACTGTTTAGATATATATATTTTTTAATGAAATTTAAACATAATTCTACAACAATATTTTTTGTGTAATATTTATCAATTGTATTACGATTTAATCCTTTTGTTTGTCTAGTTTCCATATCAAATATAATTTGTTGTTAACTTAAATTAATATTTTTTAAATCAATTTTTTGTTTTTTAGTAAATATTTTTTATATAATTAAACCTTAATTACATGAAGTTAAATTTCTATTACAATTTAAATTAAGATTTGCCTGTGGTAATGGATAACCGGGAGAATATGCCTTATTTTCTCTATAAACTTCTGACCATTTATGTAAGTCATCTGAATATTTAACATTAGCATTAACTGTTGGTATAAATTTAGATTGACAGTCTTGTTGTTCTATAAGAGGCACGTGATTATCTTTTGCAACCATTCTATAATTTATACCAATTCTATCAAATGTTTCCAATGCTTTTGATTGTGGATCCCAGCATAAAGGATCAAAACGATTTATTCCTGTTTCTTTGAGTGTACATGGTGGATTTGATAATCGAGTTGATTCAGTAGGTGTGCTGCATTTACGTATATCATCATTTGATTTTAACACACATCCAGTTGATATATATTTATTAGGAGCATATGCATCTTGATTACATTTAGAATTTTTATAATTTAATCCATATAACTCACTTGAATCATCCACTGCTTTTTTCATAGTACAGGTATTGGGACCATATTGTTGATATCTTAATGTAGGGTCATTAGGTATATATTGATTACATTCTGTGCAATCATTATAAGGTGTATTTATTCTATAATTACCTGGATATAATGAACGTTGTAATTGTTCTTGGTATGAACCAGTATCATATCTCATTCTTGTGTCATTTGCATTTAACATTAGATTATTCTTCTATTAGAATAAAAATAAAAAAAACTTAACAATTATTTATTTTCATAGGAGGAGGTAAAGGGATTGAGCGATACATTATAGATTGACAACTTGGTAAATGTTTCATATTAGTATCAATTGGTTGTGTTTTATCATTTTTAACAATATTATCTTCAGATGGTATATATTGATTGCTTGGGCATTTAGTTAAAATTCTTGTTTGTCCGCGTAATTCACTATCTAAATCAACAAGATTACCTTGAATATGAGAAACTGAAGTGCCACCAACAAATCCTAATTGATGCATACATTTATCTTTATGTTCATATCTATATGGAGATAATATATGACTCAAAGTTTCTACATTTGTTTTTAAGTCTGTTACATAAGAACAATTATCATATTTAGTTCTATTAAAACTCATTCTATCTATTATAAATAAATATTTAATTATTGATAATTATTTTTATTAAAAGTTAAACGGTTTATATATGATCGAGTATCCTCACCGCCATTTGTCCATATTGGAACAATATGATCAGGATTTTGAATATCTTTCATACAATCAACTAAAGGTATTGGATGTTTTAATTGAAGTTCCATTAATCTCTTTTTACATCCACTTATTTTAAATGTTGAATCAGATCCTGATAAAATATCTAATTCATCATTTACATCTATTTCACATCCTTTTAATTGAGGTGCACCTGTGAAAATTCTTTTTGTTAATTGAATTTTACATTTATCTCGTGTCATCATTTCATCATTTTTAACTAAATCATTATATATATCAACTAAGCAAGGTTCTGCTAATCCATAACCAGCACGACCTCTTAAATTAGGATGATCTAACATAAATTCTGGAACTCTTACTTTTGGTTCATTGCAAGGTAATAATTGAGAAGATTTATCATATGTAGTATAATTCATTATTTTTTCATTTCCGGTGTTTTTATAATCTAACCAGCAACTATCTGAACACAAATTATTTTGAAAATCATAAAAAGTAGTCTTTTCCATTATATCTATTTAATAATTACATTATATTATAATAACATTGTTCTCCATTATTTTCTTTGCAAGACTTGCCTCTTGAATATAACCAATTTACATATGATTCTTGATCATTCGGTATTGTTGTTGCGGGCATAGTATAAAATTGACGTTCCGAAAATTTTCTGTCATAAATATCTATTACATCTTTATAAACAGGTGTCTTAAAATAATCATCAATACCATTTTTTATTCTTTTATTATTAATATCACATGCAGAATAATCCAAATTACTGACTTCTAATATATTCGGATTCATAAAAGGATTATCTTTTGTTGGTTTCACACAAACCTTATTTTTAATTATATCTCTATGTTGATTATCCAATTTTTCTTTTATTTTTGTTTTTACTTCATTATCATAAAGATAAATGTAAAACAGAAACAAGCACATTATTATGCCAAATAATAAAAATGCAATACTTCTAAATATCAATGTTGCTATAAATGATATAAATAAAATGAAACCTGAAATTAATAATAATTTGTCTTTAAATATCATAGGTTTTTTCTAATAGAATAATTGAAAAGAATTATTTATTTTTTCTGTTTGCTAATTTTTTCTGAAGTTCTGCTTTTTTTGCCAAATTTTTTAATCCTTGTTTATTTATTGCTGCCTTTGATTTCTTTCCACCACCACCAGGTGCCATACCAGCATTCATTGCGCTCATCATTTTCATCATATCTGCCATATTAAAACTACCACCATCTCCACCTTCGCCTTTACCAAACATTGATGGAATAAATGAAGCAAATTTCATGGCATCCTTCATTATACTATCTTGATTCAATTCACCAGATGAAATTTTATCAGTTACCTTTGAACCAACTGTTGAGAATAATTCACCTAATCCATTTTCAGGATTGGCAAGTGCCTTGAAAATATCACCATCATTATTATAAATAGATTGTTTGAGTTTGTCAATATTAACATCATCAATTATTTCTTTTGCGATTTTACCAATTGTAGTATCTTTTAGATTATCCATTCCTTCAAAATTAGATTCTGATTTAACTCTATCAGTTTTAAGTGAATTTAGACGTTCAATTATTTTCTTGAAATCTTCATTTTCTAATTCAAATTTTTCATCAAAAGATTGAAGAACTTTGAGAACAGCGGTTGCTGTTTCATCAGTCATATCATTTTTAAAAATATACAACACACTTAAATAATGATGACACATGAAATTATCACGAAGAAGTTTAGTGATATCAGCAAGAGTAATATCTTTAAAAATGCAAACAGATTTTACTTCATCTTTCTTTAACCATTCATCACAATCTTCCTTAGATACATCAATATATGATTTCCAAAAATCTTCTTTACAATTCTCATTTAAAAATGTAACATAATCATTTGATGATTTATCAAATTCTTTATAATTTTCTTTCACTACATCAAGAACTTTAGTAGCAGTTGTAGAATGTTCTTTATGTTTCTTTGCTATAGTTCGTATTTTTGTTAATAGATCATAATAATATTGATTAAAGATTATGATTGATGAACTCATTATTTTTATATATATTTAAAATTATTTAATATCCTTAAATAGATTTTCTCGCTCTTTAGTTAGTTCTTCTATAGACGGTAATTTTTTATCAGATTTACTTTCACGTGTGTTTATTCCTCCACTATTAATATCTGCGGGTGGTGGTGGTTTATTTTGATTATCATTTGTTATTAAATCCCATCCATAAACCCTATTACTATTTAAATTTACTGAATTTACATTATCATCATTTATATCACTAAATTTATCACTCATTATACTTCCTAATGAAAATGCTAATGGTTCATTTGCTTCTGTTTGATTATTCAATGGAACAGGCGCAGTTAATGATGAATTTTGATTATTATCTGATTTATCACGTGTGCTATTACTTGTAAATAAAATACCTCTATTGGGTAATAAAAGATGATCAAAAACTGCTTTTCCATAAATTATTTCCTTATTAGGAAGAAACATTAATGCAGGTACTTTAGTAATCTTATCTTTGATTGTTTGTATTCGTGTATCTATACAAACCAATTTTATCATTTTTTTTGTATCATGTCTTTTTATAGTATCTAATAAAACAGAACAATGTTGACAACTATCACTATAAAATAAAATCATTTATTTAATAAATTATAAATTAAAAATTAAAAAAATGACATAAAAATTATAAATATCTTAAATAAATAAAGATAAAGATGTTTTCAAGTTACAATTATAATAATAAAGCAGAAAGACACTCATTTCAAATAAATAATCTAGATCTTGCCATTATTAATTCAATTCGAAGAATCATCTTATCAGATATACCAGTAATAGGATTTTATGGTGAAGAAGAACCAACAGTTGAAATTCCTGTTAATACTGGTCCACTCCATAATGAATTTATGATTCATAGAGTAGGTTTAATTCCACTTCATATTTCTGAACAAATTACTGAAAATTATGAAGATGGTGAATATAAGTTTGAATTTAATGTCATAAATAAAAATAGTGAAACAATTAATATCACTACCAGTGATTTTAAAGGAACTTATAAGGAAAAGGAATTAACCAAAAGTGAATTAGCAAAAATTTTTCCGCCAAATAAAATTTCCAAATCAAATATATTAATTACTCGTCTTAGACCAGGTGAACAACTTCATGTTATAGCAACTGCTATTAAAAGAACTGGGAAAACTCACGCATCATTTTCACCAGTTTCATTAGCAAACTTCTTTTTCATTGAAGATCCTAAGCAAAAGAAAGATAATATTTTAGACACACAAAGGGGTTATTTTAAAAATGAATATGGTGATCCATCAAAAATCAATTTTCAATTAGAATCTATTAATGGATTATCTTATAAATATCTTTTCAGAAAAGCAATTGATATTATCATTGAAAAATTGGAAAATCTTATTAATAATCTTAGTGAAAATAAAATTCCAATTGAAAAAGTTCCGAGTTGTGATAATTCATATAATTTTCAAATTGATGATGAAGATGATAGTCTTGGTAATTTAATTCAATCATTACTTCATAATAAATATGTCAGAAATAATGAAAAATATAAGGGTTATGATTGTTCATATGTTGGATATATCTGTCCACATCCCTTAATTAATCGATTAATTGTTAGATTTACATTATCAACTAATGATATTAAGGTTTTTAATCAATTCTTTATTGATAATAGTAAAGATATTATAAAAATAATGGAAGAAGTTAAAAGTGAATGGAATAAATTTGCTAAATAATTCTTTGTTTATGATATCCAACAAATGAAAGATTTAGTCCCTTAAATAAATCATAAAGATGTACCCAAACATTCATAGGTGCAGTAATAACAATTGTTCTATTTTTTTTCTCTGGTGTTACTTCATCATCCCAATATTTCTGAAGATTATAAAAAGCAGTTCCATTATTAAGTCTTTCTACAATTAATTTTGTTCGTTCTTCATATTCAGGTGTCAATTCACCGGTCATTGTATATTCAAAATAAGACATCTTTCTGATAATAACTAATATAATAAATATTTATTATATCAAATCCTTAAGTAATTTATAATAAAGAGTCATTTCTACTTGTGAATTTGTAAGTTTATCATCAATATCATATATATAACTATTTAAATCATATTTCACATATTCTGTAGGTATGAAATGACTATAATTGCCTGTGGGATTATTAATATCATAATTACTTATACTTGTCTTCAATTGACATTCAGGAACTACACCAACAACTTTAACCATCAAAAAATTTGTATAAATATTATTACACAAACATAAAACTTTTAAATGTTTTGCAAGAGGTCTATTATTTCTATAAATTAAAACACTAATTTCTAAAAGATATGTATTATCATTTTCTTGTGCAACTTTATAACGATTTAAATAATGTTTAATTATCATATATGATGTATCTTCAATTTTAAAAATATCATCTTGCAATGCATCATTCATATCTTCAATAACATTCATATAATAATTATAAAGTTTTTTGGATTTATTTAATTCATTTGTTTGTGTCCATTTAGACCATGTTAAACCATCTATAAGTGATATTACTTTTGAATGATTTATTTTAAATTTTTTTCTAAATAATTCATTTAATTCATCATTACCAAAATCATAAACCTTATTTTGTTTATTTTTACTTATTATATCATATGGTAAATATGAATAAAAATTTATATATTCGAATGGCATTATTCCAGTATTGGTGTAATTTTTATTTGAAAATTCTTCAATTTGATAGGTAACTAAAACTACAAAAATAACAATTATAGATGTTACTATTATTAACTTGCCTATCATTTATTCTATAATTAATTTATAGAATAATAGTAATGATACTAATACCTATATTAATATATATATTAATTTTACTGTTGTTATTTATATTTAAACCTTCAATTATGTTTGATAAAAATGGTAATTTAAGAAGATATTCAAGTAAACATATGATGACACTTGATATAATTTATCCTATTTTTGCATTATTGTCTTATTATATTTATATCATTATAAAAATAATTGCAAAATAATTATTATAATGAATTTAATTAAAGAATGGATTATAAATAGTTATGAATTGAATAAAAAATTATCATTTAATTCATGTATATTTATAAATGGAAATAGTGGTATAGGTAAAACATTTGCTATAAATAATATTTGTAAAGAACTTGATTTATATATTGTAAATATAGATAGTTTTAATTGTTGTTCTTCTGCACAATTATCAGATCTATTATTTAAAAATTATGTATCATCGCTAATTCAAATATTGACAAATAACACACAAAAAAAAGTAATAATAATTGATGATTTTGATATTTTATTATCATTAGATAATACCATAAATATAAGTTTATATAATTTCATATTTAATAATACAGGAAAATTAAAACATATACCAATTATATGTATTATTAATTATAATATTGGGAAAAAATTAGGTGATATCAAAAAGAAATGTGTATTATTTGATTTTCCAAAAATGACTGATAATGAAATTTTAGAAATATTAAAATTATATAAATCTGATATTAAAATTAAAGATATTCATAAATTAACAACAGATCCTAATTTTAATCTTTCAAATGCAATCAGAATGGTAACAAATACCTATTATAATCATAATGATGATATATTAGTGATTGATGATTTATATTCTAATAATTTTAATAGGAATAATTTAAGACGGATCATAAGTAAGGAACAATGGATAATACCTTTAAATTTTCATGAAAACCTAATAATAGAATTATATAATAATCGGAGAGGCATAAAAAAAGAAAAAGAGATATTTTATAAAAACTTTTTATTGAATTTATGTTATTTTGATGTAATAATGAATAAAAATAATGAAATAGGAATTGAATTTTTTATTTGCATTATTCAAGGTCTCTTTAATATTCCAAATAAAAAATTAAAAAACTCAAGATTAAATAATTTCACAAAAATGTTGAGTTATTTATCTTTACAAAAAAAAACTAATAAATCTAATTATAATAAATCATTTCCATTCCAATTTATAGGAAATTATCACCTAACCTTAATTAGTAGAAAATATATTTATTAATATTAGATAGATAATTAAATGGATTTTTCTAGAAGTTCTAGCCCTCTCAGTAGTTTAACTAGTACTCTCGGTAATTTATCAAATACTGGAAGTAATTTAACTAGTGCTCTTAGCAATTCAATTAATGGCATGTTTAATAATAAGACAATTTATATTGGTCTTATTATTGTAGTTATTGTTTGTATTGGATTAGCATGGACACTTTATTATATAATATCATCTAAAATCTTTTCTTTAGCAAAAGTCGTTTCTAATGAAACATTAAAACCATTATTATGTAATCAAAAATATAAATATGCATTTAAATTTGATAAATCAAGTAATGGTGAAAGACGTAGTTTTACATTCTGGATTTATTTACATGATTTAAATGTTGGTCGTAATATGTATAAGAATGTATTTAATGTTAGTGCTGACAAAGAAAATGTTGAAATAGGAAAATGTTCTCCTTATGTTTTCCTTGATAAAACAAATAATTCTATGTATATTAGATTTGCTAAATTGAAAACTACTTTTGATGGTAGTTTAAATATCAAATATACTGATTTAGATAATAAAACTCTTTTAAATAATTTTATGAAAACTGGTTTAGTTGTGCCATATATTCCTCTTCAACGCTGGGTTCATGTTTGTGTTGTTTGTAATGCCAATTCATATAAAAGTTATATGTATGTTTATGTTGATGGTGATTTAGTTAACATGAGTAGCACTGGTGAATTAGAAAAACAATCATCTATGTTAAAAGAAGTAACAAAAGATTATAGAGATTTAGATTTAAATGTTGATGGATATTTAACTATTGGCGGAACCTCTGCTGATTTAACTGAAGGTCCTGGATTTTCAGGTTTAATAACTAAAATAACTACTTTCAATTATGAGTTAAATCAACAAGATATATTTGACAATTATTATGAAGGTCCAATTGGTGGTTTATTAGCGAAACTCGGATTAGCAAATTATGGATTGCGAAGTCCGATTTACAAAATTAGTTAAATATAAAAATATATATAATTAAATAGAAATGTTAGACATAATTATTCAAGTAATATTAGCAATTCTATTATTATTAATAATGGGATTCCTTGCATATTCGATTTATGATAATGAATATATTAAATCAATTAAATTAAATAATACCAATAAAAAAGAAACAAAAATTTTAGATGGTATTTATGAATTTAATCAACCTACATATACAGTTGATACAATGAATACATATGATCCAAGATATTTAGATATAAATCCATCTGTAAATCAAACTGGTGGTGCCGAATATTCATATAATTTTTGGTTATATTATAACATTAAAGATCCTAATTCAACTTTAATTACAGGTGATAGAAGTCAAAAATATATAGTTCTTTTTTATAAAGGTTTAAGAAATTTAGTTAATTATAATCAATTTGATTATAGTTGTGATACTAAATCAAAAACTTTGGGAGCTAAAAAATATTTATTAGTTAAAAATCCATTAGTTAAATTAAGTAATGATGGAACACATTTAATTATTGAATACAATAATATTAATACACCAGATACATTTAACTCTAGTTCAAATAAAAAGAATTGTAAAATAACTGGTTTATATGATAATATGGAGAATAAATTGGGAATAAAAGATATGGATAATCGTTTATTCAATAAATCTTTTAATATGATAACAATTGTTATGCAAGAATCTCCTGAAAATGAAGATGAATTATTTGTCAATAGAACTAATTGTAAAGTTTATTTAAATGGAACTTTAATTTCAAATCGTTCAACATTAAATAATGATTTAGCATCTGAAAGCAGCACTGATAGTTATTCAACTGTTATGAAGAAAAATATTGGAAATTTATATATCAATCCATTTAAACATTTTGAAGAGTTAAATAATGAATATCAAAATACTCAATTATCTGAAATTACCGAATCCGATGATATCACAAGAGATGTTCCATTAAAAATGGCAGATTTAACCTATTTTAATTATGCATTAAGTCCTGATGATGTTTCAAGATTATTTCTTCGTAAATTTAATACTAATTTAGTTAAACCTATATCTATTGTTGATCCTAAAAGTATCAATGTTGGCAATAAATTCAACAAAGATTTATATGATAGTGATACTGGCAATGCTGTGCCCGTTAAATCAATATAAATTTCTTTGTTTTTATTTTTTTTTGTTTTTATTTTTTAATGTTAATATAAATATAATTATAAATATTAATATTAATATTTGATAAATATGGGAACTGGAGTTATAGCACAGTTAGTAAAAACAAATGAAAGTAATAGAAGTAGTTATATCATAAAAAATCCAGATATAAGTTATTTTAGATTTGCATATAAAAAACACACAAATTTTGCAATGCAATCAATAAAATTAACTTTTAATACAAAACCTTATTTAAATAAAGACAGTAATAAATTTAAATGTCCTATTAATAAAAATAATGCTGATATGGTAACAGATTTTTATTTTAGATATGAATTACCTGATATATATTCAAATGATAAATATAAATTTAGATGGATACCAAATTTTGGTACTTTATTAATAAAACGTGCAGATTTATGGATTAATAATATCATAATTGATACAATAACAGGTGAATGGTTAATTATTTCTAATGAATTAACTGAAAATGTGAAAGATAATTATGATAAAATTAGTGGAAATTTAAGCACATATACAGATCCTAAAATGGATGTTCCTATTATTACAATTAATAATAATAGATTTTTTAATACTTATCCATCATCTGATAAAAATAATGATACACCATCAATTAAAGGTAGAGAAATCATTATTCCATTGAGTTTTAATTTAACAAAAAATCCTTCTTTAGGATTATTATTGACAAATATTATTGCAGTAGACGGTGTTACAAATAATATTTTCATTGAATTGGTTCTTGAAGATATTGAAAATTTGTATCAAGTTTATTCCAGTGATTTAAATATGTATATAAGTCCAAGTTTTTATAATGATTTATATCCTAATGATAAAATTAGTTTTGAAACTTTTGCAAAAACTAAAGAAATAAATCCTTATATAGAAGCACATTATATTTATTTGGATAATAGTGAAAGAACTTTATTACAAACTACATCTCCATTAGATATTGTTATGGATCAAATATTTATAAGTTCAGATTATTCATTAACACCTGGAAATAATTTATTGAATTCTGTTGTTCTCATGAAGTGTAATACACATATTAAAGAAATTCTATGGACTATTAAAAGAGATGATTATTATAAATTTAATACTCCTTTAAATTACACGAATAGTATACCAGAAAATAGTGAAAATCCTATTATGAGTAAAGCAAGAATTATGTATAATAAATCAATTGAAAGAGTTGATGAAAATAATGCAAATTATTTTAATTTAATGCAACCATATAAACATCATGCTAATATTCCTAAACAAGGAATTTATTGTTATTCATATGCATTATTTCCAGATAAATATCAACCCTCTGGAAGTGTTGATTGTGGTAGTATTGAAACAACTTTGGATGTATTTACAAATAATCAAGATAATTCTTTTATAAATAATAAATTAATTAAGTTTGGTAAATTATCACCATATAATTATAGTTTTAGATTAAATTATTATGTTAGAGGCATCAATATTCTTAGATATATTAATGGTAATGTTGCTTATTTATTTTCATCATAATTTTTTTATTAATAATAAATAATGGATTTAACTTTATTTATTGTTTTCGTTATAATGATTATAACATTTTTTTATTTTATTAAATCTATGATGCAATTGCAATCAGAAGTAATATCTTTAAAATCAAGTTGTGCTAAATGTGTAAGTTGTATTTCAAATACAAATACTAATACAAATACTAATGCCAATGCTAATGTCAATGCTAATGCTAATGCTAATCCAAAAGTAAAAATAGAAGATGTAAAAAATATAATCAAAGAAAAAATAATGAATTATATAAGAAAATAACGCGTAATATTATTTTAATATGCCCAGAAAAAAAGTTGTTACTGAACAAACAATAAAAAAAACCACAAAAAAAAATATAATTGATTCTATGATAAAGGAAAATGATTCGAATGATGTTATTATTCAAATACCAATATCACAAATTAAAATTAATTCTATTATAAATAATGATAAAAATGAAGATAAAATAGTTGAAGAACCAACTCCTTACGAAAATAATTGTTATTTTATTAATGATGTTTCTGATATTTCATGCGACAATGAATTTTATTTTGATAAAAATCAATATAATCCAACACATAATAAAAATAATTCACATTGTCATTGGTGTTGTCATCCAATAGTTGGTAATGTTTATGGTTTACCTTATAATTATGATACTTTAAATGACACTTATTATATAATTGGTTCTTTTTGTTCATTTCAATGTGTAAATGCTTACAATTTTTCAATCAATTCTGGAAGTGATAAAGTTTGGGAAATTAATAGTTGGATTCAAATGATTGCAAACAGATCTGGAATTAAAGAAATTATTCGACCTGCACCATCTAGATATTTATTAAAAATGTTTGGTGGTAATTTGACTATTGAAGAATTTAGAAATGCACATCTAAATAATGATAAAACTTTTATGTTAAATATACCACCTATGATTGCAATAAATAGCACTAGTGAAATCTTAAATACATCTTATCTTAACAAAATTAGTCGTAAATAAAAAAAATGATTTAAAGATTTGAATTCTTTATATATCGTTATAAAGATTTAAGGAAATGGAAGTTTATTTTACTCCATATAAAGTTAGTACTATTACATGTAATGTTGATTTGGGAGTAAATATTGATTTAATAATATTATATAATAATTTTACGATTGATGACAAATCAAATTTTATTTGGATTCATTATCCAAAAATAAGTGAAGGTGAAAATAAGAGAGGTATTTATCCTAAGAAAAAAAGAAATGTCAAAAATACAACTAAAAAAACATCATTTGATAATCAAGTTACTGTTTTATATAAAGCAGATAATTATCCTAATTTAAAAATTTTTAAAAATGGCAATATTCAAATCACTGGTGTTAAAAATAAAGATGATGTAAATGTAATTGTAAGTCAAGTAATTGATGAAATTAATAGAATTTATAAAATTGACTCAAAAATAACAGCAACAGAGGATTTTGAATCAAAAATAGGATTTACTAATTTTCATATTAGAATGATTAATACTGATTTTAAAAGTTTCTGTAATTCAGAACATACTGAAAAATTCATAATTAGACGTAAAATTTTACATAAAATCCTAATCAGTAATGAGTATAATAATAAGTGTAGTTTTGAACCAGGTAAATATCACGGTGTTAAATTAGAATTTTTCTGGAACAAAATCAAAGATCATCAAGATGGTATTTGCAGTTGTTCCGAAAATTGTTTCGGTAAAGGTAGTGGAAATGGCAAAAATGATTGTAAAAAAATCACTGTTGCAATATTTGAAAGTGGTAGTGTATTAATTACTGGTGGTGTTTCATTTGAACAAATAAATGATGCATATGACTATATCACATCTATTTTTAAAAAACATAGTGTTGAACTTAAAAAAGCAGATTTATCTTTGCTAGAATCTCCTCAAACCCAATTATAGTTTCATTATTATAAAATAATTTATATTCAGATTCATCAATTACCATAAATTTCAATTTTATTATTTTTTCTTTTTGTTCTTGAACATCAGAATCAGAAGTTATATAAATATGTCTAATACATATTAGTTCTTTATTAATATCATCATAATAATCATTATAAATATCTTCAATTCTCGCGGAAGTTTTACATTTATCAATTTTAAATTGTAAATATATATCAATATATTCAATATTTTTATAATTAAATATATCAAATAAAATTAATTGAATTTCATTAAAATTAGTGTAAGTTTGTTTATTATATGTCAATGTTATTCCATCCTCTTCTTCCTTAAATAATAATTCAACACCATTAAGATTATATTTATATAAATTATAACCCTCTCTATATGCAATTGATAATTTATATTGATTTTTGGCATTATTTTTAAAGAACATTCTAATATCATCCATCATTCCTTTTCAGTTTTTTATATATCGTAAATTATATAAAATATATAATCATTTTTTATTATAAGTGATTATAAAATAATAATGAGTTATTATAGACATATCTATTATAATCTTTTGGCAATTCAAAATAATTTTATATTAACTATTTTATTAATTGGAAATTCTATTGTTCCAAACTATTTTAATGATCAAATAATTAAATATAAATTAAAAGGTGATGAATATTATAAATATATATTAATTCTTAGTATTGGTGATGAAATACAAAACAAATATAATATTGATATGATTTCAATTGGACTTAAAATATATGACAAATATAAATCAATTAATGTCAATGAAAAAAAAGATGAAGATTCACTAAGTCAAATGTCAGATATAAGTGATATTAGTAACATCAGTGATATAACTGACATAACTGACATAAGTGATGATTAATGCTTATTAATGCATATTTATATTTATTTATACTTACTCATTAACTCTTTCTTATTTTTATTATCATCAAATATATACCATTGTTTTTTATTAGGATCCCAGCGAGCACCTTTCGCTTTAGCATCATCCTTATTTTCATATTTGACATTCAAATAAATTTTGGGTGTTTTTTTAACTTCACTTTCATGAGAAGGTTTTTGATCATTATCAATTGATTTATTTGCTAATAAATCCGCATAATAATTACCAATAGAATGTCTATCTTTATTTCCAGTATGTGCTAAAACATGTTTAAACTTAATTTCATATTTAACAACCAATTCATATAAAACTTTAACTAAATCTAAGTTTGGAATAATCTTATCTTTTTTCGGTTTCCAGTCTTTTTCAGCAAGTTTACTACCATAAGTAGTTGCACATTTAATTGCATATTCAGAATCAGTGACTACTATTTTATTTTTATATTTATTAAAACATGCATTTCCTTGAATAATCTTAATCGCATTTATAATTGCTGTTAATTCTGCAACATTATTCGTCAATTTATCACCAACTAATTCAATAGATTGGTTAAATTCACTGTCTTTAGAAAAGAAAATGCCAATTCCTGCACGTGCATTACTACTTCCATTATTGCTACATGCTCCATCTGTATATACATATAATGAATTTGAATAATCTTCAATAAACTCAGATGCTTCTTCAATAGTTTCAAATTTTTTATATATGGCACCTTTAACATCGTCGATATTAACTTTGCACTCATTCCAATTTGTATAAATACCTGGTTTTTTACCAACTGCAACCGCGTAAAATGAACTCATTCTTAATATTAATTTAACTTAAATTATATATCATTTTTTTATTAAATTAAAAAATGATATAAATTTATATATTAATTAGAATAATTAATGCAAACAGGAATTATTTCATTCGGTGACAGGGTTGCTTGGAATATTAAATGTAATAATACTAAAGATTTAATATTGGATGAAATTTATAATCTTTATGGGATTAGAATTATTCAAAAACATAATTTTAAATTGGATGAAACAAATGTTAAACATTTATCAAAAGTTCCACATTTAATGTCTTTGAGAACCAATGGCAACCGTTATTATATTTATTTTACTAAATATAATGATATTGAAATCATTTATTTTATTGATATGAAAATTCACACTGGTTATGATAAACCAAGAATTATATTGGGAAGAGGTTTATTTGCTTCATCTTTATTTAAAAATACTTTAATTGAAGGTGAAATGGTTAAAACAAAGGAAGCAAAATGGATATTTATAATTAATGATATTATAGCATATGAAGGAAAAAAACTGGATACTTTAATTTTACCTAAGAGATTAGAATTAATTTATAATCTTTTAGAAACTAAATATACACCTGATAATGTATGTGATATATGCTCATACAAAGTTAAAAGTTATTATTATATATCTAAAAAATCATTAGATGAATTATTGGAATATTCAAAAAAATTAAATTATACATCAAGAGGTATATATTTCTATTCTTATTATCTTAAACATAAACCTAAATTAATGAATTTTGATGAAAATGTCATTGTTGATGTCAAAAAGAAAATTAAAGATATCACTGAATTTAAAACTCAAATACCTTCTACTATTCAATCGTCTAATTCTTCAAATTCTTCTAATTATATAATTACCTCAAATATTCAAGTTAATTCTATTCATAATGATAATAATAGTCATAATAATCATAATAATCATAATAATCATAATAATAGTAATAATAATAATAATGATAAATATAAAGAATTATGGGTTGCAAAAACAGATGATGCTGATATATATTATTTATATGATAATTTTAATGTGCTTACATCAAATAAAATTGGTGTTGCATTAGTTCCTACAATTAAAGATAGTATTAAATTGAGAAACCAATTCAAAGATAAAAATTTAACATATACCATTAAATATAAATGTTTATTTAATGATAAATTCAATAAATATCAACCTATTGAAATTATAAACACTTAAGATTTTAATGAATATTATTATTTAACTTTTAAATAATCATGAATATAATTAATGAAAATGATAATAAAAATAATGAAAAAGAATATTTAAATTTGTTGAATTTTATTCTTAAATATGGAATTAAAAAAGAAACTAGAAATGGTTTTACTTATTCCTATTTTGGTTCTTTATTGAGATTTAATATTAATAATGGATTAACATTTCCATTATTAACAACTAAAAAGGTATTTTTTAGAGGAATTGTAGAGGAATTATTATGGTTTTTAAGAGGTTCAGTTAATTCAAAAGAACTTGAAGAAAAAGGTATTAATATTTGGAAAGGTAATTCAACACGTGAATATTTAGATTCAATTGGTCTTTATAATTATCCTGAAGGATATTTGGGTCCAATTTATGGTTATCAATGGAGATCTTTTAATGGCAAGATTGATCAATTAAAATATGTTCTAGAAGAACTTGAATTAAAAAATAGCAGAAGGGCATTAATTTCTGCCTGGAATCCTGTACAATTAAAAGAACAAGCATTACCACCTTGTCATTTATTATATAATTTTTATAAATCAGATGATAATAATTTAAGTTGTATGATGTATATGAGATCTGCAGATTTATTTTTGGGAGTTCCTTTTAATATTGCATCAACAACCTTATTAACTATGATAATTGCAAAAGTAATGAATATGAAAGTTAAAGAAGTTTGTATTAGTATTTGTGATATTCATATTTATGATGAACATATTGAACAAGTAAATACACAATTATTAAATGAAATTTATGAACCTCCGCAAGTAATTATTAAAAAAGAAATTGATTATAATAAAAATTTATCAATTGATGAAAAAATAAAATGGATTGAAGAATTAAAATTTGAAGATTTTGAATTAATTAATTATAAGTCGCATGCATCACTTAAAGCAATTATGAAATAATACCAATATCTGATAAATATGGATTACCAGATTTAGTTTTTATGAAATAAAGATTTCCATTATAATTAGGAACTTTTTTAATTGATCTTATTTTAGTCCAAACAATTTTATTATAATTAAAATAATTATAATACATATTAGTTATTTTTTTTGGAATTTTAATTATAATTTTATTTTCTTTAAATATCGCTGAAATTGACATGCCCAACAAAAGACATGTATATTTAATAATCAAAAATGATGATTTATCTGTTTGAGGAATAATAATATCACGATTTACTTCAACTAATCCATGATAAAAATCAGTTAAATTCTTTTTGTTTAATGAAAATAAAAGATTTAATGTCATTATATTTAATTTTGAAATATCTATTTTAAAATTAATTAAATTTTTATTTTCATTTTCCAAAATACTAAAATCTATTTTATTTTCTGTTAAATAATTTGTCACAAATTCAATTGTTTCCTTATGTTTATTAACATCCAAATCATTCATATTAGTCATTAATAATCCCATAAAACGCATTTCTTTACTTAAACTTAAATCGTCAATATCAGTTTTTAATGTTTCATTTGATGCAACAGGAAAACCATAATAATCAAATGTAGATAACTCGCCTATTTTTGTATAACTTGCGCAATTTTTATAATAATCATCTAAATATTTACCTATTTCATTTAATTCAGTATTTAAAGGTATATTTTTTAAACTTAAAAGTTCTATATTGTCATTTAAAAAATATCCATCTATTTTATTTAATTTGTATTTTTTTTTATAAATTTTTACTATTTCATCAATTTCATCAAATACAAATGTTCCATTTTGATTTAAAGTTAATATTAAATCATTATTTGTAATTTCACTTGCATGTTTAAAACCCTTGTTTGTAAACAAAAGCAAATCACCCTTATATAATTTTAACATCCGTTTAAATAACTTTTATTATACTGTCTTTAAATCTAATTTTTTAATCAGTTTCATATTTTTCACAATTTAAATCTGACCATGCAATATTACATGCTTTAGCATAAGCACATCTATTTAAATTTGCATCTGCATCAGGATTTAATTTATTCAACATATTATCAGCAGTTGATAAATAAAGAGGATACATTTTATCACATATAATAGGTGTTCTACCATTTAAATTAGCACCACTATCTTTAGCATTAGCTTCAGTCGAACCTGCTTTAAATGTATGATCAATCATTTTTTTGTCTGCATCAATTGTTGATTTCCAATATAGAAAACGATTACCATCATTATTTGCATTGATTTCATGATTCTCTGTTGCAGTATCACTTGTTTTAAATTTTAAATCTGGGATTTTTGCATTTTTTGCATCATTTACATTAGTTGGACCAATGTTATATTTATAAATTTTTTCGTGTATATTTTTGCCTGTTTCATCCATTTTTAAGTCACTTTTTAATAAACTATAATTATTCATAATTAAACTGTGATTTATTAATTCATGTGGACTATATTTTTGTTTTTGTACATATTTATTAAATGGTGTTTGTAAATTATTTAATAATCTAGTTGGAGGAACATATAAATTATATTCACTTGTGTTATAATTAACTGTTGATGGTTGATTAAATAAAACATCTCCTGTAAGTCTACCACTGTTTCCTATTCTAAAATTAGGATCACCTTTAGCAATATTTCCTTTGTCAAATATTTTATTATCCATTACACATCTATATTTGAATAACATAGGGTTTACATTGCTGTCAAATATATAACTTTTATCCTCAAAATTTATTTTTTCTAATCTCCAATAATCTGGACAACTTAAAGGATTATAATTACTTGTTTTATCTATTTTAATCGGTTTAAATGATTGAACCTGATATGACAAATAAAATACAATTAATATTGTACCTATTATAAATACTGCAGTGAATGGTAAAAATCTTGATAATAAAATTGTTTTAATTGATTGTGATGTGTAACATGCTACAAATAATGCAAACGCAATTAAACCATATAACACACATATTGCTATTGTTCCCCAAAAAATTTTCTCTCTCTTTTTATTATAAACTGTAATATCATAATCAGAAAATTTTATTTTATCTTCTTCTTTACTACATGAAGATGATGAAGAAGTAAATAATGCCTTTATTGATGCAAAAATACCATTATCATTATCACCCATTTAATTTTTTTACTTTCTATATTATATAAATGATTTTATTTCAAGTGTTTTAGTTCCTTTTTGAGATGGTAATTGTGCTCTTTCCATGGGCATGGGTAATGTACTAATATTTGTTTTATAGTTCATATATTGATTAATATTTGTTATTATTTCATCTACACACCAATTAATTACAATTCTATTTAATTCTCGAACTTGTTCAATTACATTAAAATTATTATTTTTTCCATATTGAAAATAAATTGAGCGCATTATAATAGTTAATTCTTGGTCTGATTGTCTTCCTATTTTATATTTACCTTCACTTTTATTATAAACACTATTTATTATACCCTCTTGAACTATATCTAAATTATTTTTTGAAAAAAAGGTTTCTGATACACAATTAGCAGAATATAATCTACTTACTGTATTTAAAACTCCTTCATTATATATTTCTGGTTTTGATATGTCTATTTTATATGTTGATTCATTTTTATCAACAATATTCACTAATCCATTTAAAATATAATTATTATAATCATTTGCATCCATTATTTCTTTTCTTTTCTTTCTTAATTTATAGAAAAGATATGAAAAATATTAATATATATGTAGATCACTTATGTAAAAAATTCAATATTCCCATTAAGGATGTTAGTGCTCATAAATGTCTATGTGAATACGTTGAAAATATAATTTTTAATATAGTTTCAATTGCTTCTATAATTGCTCTTATTAATAATTGTAAAATGATTAATCCTAAAATTATTGCTCTATTAAATAAATATATCGTTGAAGCTTGTAGTGAAAATGCGTCTAAATCAACCAAAAAAACCAAAGGTGGTGGTGGTTCAATTGTTCTTCCTTCCGAATTTTATGGTATTGATAGTGGCAGATATGCAACTACCAATATAACACCTGATGTTTTAACAATTGATTTTAATAGTACTATCATGAGACCACAAATTGGAGGTGGCAAAGTTGCTGTAAATAATCCCGTTATGGATGCTATCACTGAAATTTTATCAAAACATGATTTAAAAGCATCTCCTGCTATAACTAAAAAACTTTGTATGATCATTGAGAGTTATTTAGGATGTTTATTAAAGAAACTTCAAGAATCAAAATCATCCGTTTCTGCAACAACCATTAAAAAAACCATAGCATCCAGTAAAATATTTAACGTTTTCAAATAATTTGAAATAATTTGAAATAAAGATAAATTTATAATTAATTAATTAATTAATTGATGACTATTATTACTATTGATGGTAATATTGGCGCTGGTAAAACAACTATTTTAAATTATATTCATGCAAATCATAATATTTTTGTAGATTTGGAACCTATTGATAAATGGAAACCATTTTTAGATGATATTTATTTAAATAAACAAAAATTTTTTAATTTTCAAATTAGAGTTTGGTTAGATAGATCTTGGATTCAAGAAAAAGATAATTTTTCTACAATTGTTATGGAACGAAGTCCTTATTTTATTAGAAATACTTTTAATAAAACAATGATTGATAATGGTCTTGTTAATTCACAAGAAGGCAATATAATGAATGAATTATATGATAAAACAGATATTATTTGGAAATCTAATTATTATATTTATATTCGTTCTTGTCCACAAAAATGTTTAGACAGAATTATTGAAAGAGGTAGAGAAAATGAAATGAATATAAATATTGATTATTTAAATGATATTCACAATTTACATGAAGAAACTTATAAAAAAGCAATAAAAGAAGGCAGAAATATAATTTGCATAGATATTGAAAATAAAGAAATTGAAGAAATTGCCAATGAAATTATTGCATATATAAAAAAAATTAAATCTTAATAATTTCATGATTATAATCATTATAATTAGATAGATTATATATCATTGAATTGAATTCAATTGTTTTTTTTACTAAACGTGTTCCTCTTTTCTCTGCATTTATTATACATTTGTCTTTATTATTTTCAAATAAAATCAAACTAATATCAGATTTATCAATAAATTGATTAAATATTGATATTGTTCTTAAAAATGTTTGATAATTACATAATCGTGGATCTGCAACACAAATATCTTTTTCTTTTTTCTTGATTTCACGTATTAATTTTCCATCTATTATATTTGAAATAAAATCATCATAAAATTCATATTTATCTTTTAAATTTTCATTAAAATAAGTAGTTTTACCACTTCCTGGTAGTCCTATAATAATTAACAATTTCATTACTTATAAATGTATTTAAAAATTATATAATCATTTTTTATATAACGCTAATTATATATATATGATTAATTTTGTTAATTTTTCAGATATAAATGAAGAATTAGAATTAAAATTGAAAAATTTTATTTTATTGTCATTTCCTGAATCTAGATTATATACTTATGAAAGTATTGTTTATGTCATTGATAATGATAATAATGATGATATAATTGGATTTACAGGATTAAATATATATAATAATGATGATACTGATATTATTCTGATAAATCAATTATGTGTATCTGCTCAAAAAAGAAATAAAGGAATTGCAACAAAACTTTTAGAATTCATTGAAAATAAATTTAAAAATAACAAAAATAATCAAATGATTTTATATGTTCGTAAATATGGAGATAATGTTGATACAGAATGTTTATATAATTTTTATACAAAAAGAGGGTTTATAGAGGTCTATAGTGATAAATATAAATATAAATTATGTAAACAAATCCAAAAAGGACTTTCTATTTAGTAAGATAAATAAACATCATAAACATAAATATTCCAATAAGCATTACTGGAACTGGCAAATATGAATTTTTCCTGTAAAAATAAAATTTTCTACGTCCATTTGGTGAAATAATAATTTTCTTATTATATCGACATCTTACTTGATAACAATCATAATCATTATTGCAAAATGAAAATGAATCAGAACACTCTTTTAACATATCAAGTAAAATTGCTAATAATTTATATTAGAAAGATTATTAATCAATTTTTATAATTATAATAATACATATTTATACATATTTAATATCATGATGAGGAGTAGGATAAATACTTATATCTATTATTTTTAAATTATATTTATTGATATAATCATTCCATAAATTATGTAAATTTGGAAAATCATAATCATCCATTATTAATATTGTCCCTTTTTTAGATAATCTATATGAATTTATAATATCACTATCAGCAACTTCTGTTGAATGTCCACCATCTATATGTATCAAATCATATTTATCATTGATAAATTTTAATGTTTCTGTACTATCACCTATTATAATTTTTAATCTATTTCCAAATGTTTCTTTTAGTTTATTATAACAAGGTATAGTATATTTATGTTCTCCTAAATCAAAACATGATATATGAATATTTGGATTACTAATAAGCATTAATAATGTTGAAAATCCAGAATTAAATCCTATTTCCATTACTTTTTTAATATTTTTATTCAAAACTAAATTACTAATATTTTTTGCTTTATTTAAAAAAATGTCGGTATATTCAGTAGTATGATGTAACATAAAAATATTTCCTTCTAATTTTTCATTTGAATTATTAATAATTGGTAATAAAAAATCATTTATATAATTTTTTGTTTTAATTATATTATTAGTTATTGTAAAATTTTTAAAATTATCAAAAACTTTATTTAAAATATTTAATTTAGTAACATAATTTCCAGGAAAACCAGGAAAATGATAAATAACTTTATCAGTATTTATCATATCTACTTCATTGTTTACAACTAAATTTTTTAAAATTTTATTATTATATAAATTGTATTTAAATGCATTATAAACTATAAATGGTTGATCATGGAAAAATGTTGGTTTTATAAGAATATCTTCATTTATTTTATTAAACAAAAATCTAATATTTTCACAATTATTAAATAATAATATTCCACTTGTAAACGCTGTTTTATCTTTATAATTATGTATTTCATCATTAAATAATGTTTTACCCCAATAATTACTATTATCGTCTATACTACCTTCCTCCAATACATATAAAATATCTTCTTTACAAACATTGAAAACCTTATTTATATTATCTTTGATTAAAATATCTGTATCTAAATATAATATTTTATTATAATTATATACAGATGATAAATTAAATAAATCCAATCTTGATTTGCATGATTTATCTAAAGTATCATATGTATTATTAATTTCAAATTTAATTTTTTCAGTATATAAATGACTTTCTTTAATTATATTCATAAATTTTGTTGAAGTATACACTAATATATCTGTATTGTCATCTAAATCACCATAACTAAATAAACTTTCCAATAAAATTAAAAACATTTCAACATATTGTTCTTGATTAAATATACAACAAAAAATACAATTCATATATATATATGAATAAATTCTGTTTTTATATAAATAATTTTTAATTAAATGTATTAAATAAAAGTTTCAATTGTTCAATATTTTTTTTATATTTATTTTTATAACTACTTGTATTGCAATTTGAATATCCTTGTGATGCCATTATTTGCAAATAATCATCTAATTGTTTTGTTTTTTTATTATTAGTATTAAAAAAAACAATCATTTGTTCTGCTATATGTGACATTATTATTGGATAAATATAATTATCCAATATTTTTTCCCAAATATTCATACCTAAATGAATATTTGAATATTTATTTCTAAGATTACTTTTAATTATCATTTGATTATTTTTATTTTCAAATAATTTATCACAAAATAATTTGAAACTTGAATCAGGATCTCTTGTTCTAATTTTATGTTCCAATTCATTTAATTTTAAATGACTATTATCAAATTGTATTTTTTCATCTTCTTTATTGTATGAAACCAAATTTATATTATAAGTAATATTATTTATATTGTTATTTATCATATCACCGCTAATAATATTATTATTTGTAATTTGTTGAGGATGTTGTTGAATTTGTAACTGATTTTCATTTGCAACAATATTATTATTTGAAGAAATTGATGTTAATTCTAATTGTGCATTTTCTTCTTGTGGAACAATAACCAATGCTAATTGTTTTTCTTTGCATGATTTTAAATGTACTGATTTAGAAAATCTATTTGCAAAAATTTTATGACAAATATAACATTCTAATGGATTTGAAACTCCTTTACAAATAACTAAATGTTTATTTAAATAATTTTTTGATGATAAAATTTTACAACATTTAAAACATTTATTATCATTGACAACAATATTAGTATCATTGACAACATTATTAATATTAGTGGCAACATTATTAATATTACCGACAACATTATTAATATTATTGACAACATTATTAGTATTTTTAGTTTTATTATTAATATTGTTGTCATTATTAATAAAATGTTTTGCTACCATATGACGGTATAAATTATATTTTTTATTGCTAAAATATTCACAATATGTACATTTATAGTTTTCTCCTGACATTTTTATTTTTTATATTATAATATTAACATCATATTTTTTTAAATAAAAATGAGCAAAATGAGCAAAATGAGCAGGAGGGTGTGTGTTTTTTTTTAATAAAATTTTTTTTAAAAATATTTTTTGTCAATTAAATTTAACAATTAAAAATCAAAAAATATTCAAACTTTTTTATAAGCAAATATTTGATTCTAAAAAACTATCGCAACAACCGCATATACTATAACTCACAAGTAAAAATTTAAAATAATCATTATCATCAAATGTAAATTTAATCAATGAATAAGTAATAAAACGTTTAAAATCATCATCCTCATCTACTTCTTCTGGATAAAATTCATCAGGTATTTCATCTTCTTTGATATCAATAATTATTTTTCCAATAAGTTTAGAAAAATCATAACATAACCATTGTTTAATAACACATGTCGTGTATGAATTATAATAACAAGTAAAATTAAATTTCACACCATTTGTTAAAAATAATGTAAAACCACATGGATAATTATCATACGTTTGTTCATTAAATTTGATACTTGCAATAGGAAATTGATATTTTGCAAAGTCAATTGTATTTAACATTGAATAATTTACTATAAAAATTATAAACAAAAATAATAATCATTTTTTCAAAAAAAACAATTTACTTATCTATAAGTTCAGTTTCAATCCAACCATCATAATAACCAATTGAATAATTAACCATCATAAATATAAATTTTTCATCATTATCTTTGAAATCAATTTCATAAAGATGAGGTGAAAGATAAAGATCATCATCTTCCTCATAATCAAAGTCAAAGTCATTAGGAAAAGCAAGAGAAGTAATATTTTGAATAACTTTACCTTTCAACTTGTCAAAACTATTATTTTTCCACGTTCTAAAAACACTTGAAGAACAACAATCGCCGATAGCATGAAAAACGAAGTCCTTATTACCATCAGTAATTAAAGTAAATTTTTGATAATAGTCATCAAATATATAATCTTCATCAAACTTAACATCTAAAATTGTAAAAGGATATTGATTAAAATCAATAAACATCATTATATGATAATATTTATAATTAATATAATTAAATCATTTTTTATTTTTTTTAAATTAAAAAATTGATTATTTATTTTATTTAAAACTAAATACAATAAAATTAATAATGACAGATAACACAGTTGACAATAAATATAAAAAGCATGAATTGCGTAGTCATATTTATAGTAGACCTGCTATGTATATTGGTACAATTGAACCAAATACAATTGAAACATATGTAGTTGATAATTCAGATAAGATTGTTAAACGTCAAATTACATATATTCCAGGTTTATTTAAAATCTTTGATGAGGCAGTTGTAAATGCAATTGATCATTCTGTTAGAACTAGAAAAGATTTTGCTGAAGGAAAAACAGATACTATTATTGTAAAATCAATCAGAGTGCTTATCAATAAAGCAACTGGTGTTATTGAAATTTTCAATGACGGTAATGGTATTGAGATTGTTAAACATTCAGAATATGATGTTTGGATTCCTGAATTAATTTTTGGGGAACTATTGACATCATCGAATTATAATGATGACGAGATTAAAACAGTTGGAGGTGTTAATGGTTTAGGTATTAAACTTGCAAACATCTTTTCAAAGGAATTTACAATTGAAACTGTTGATCATATGAGAAAGAAGATTTATAAACAAACTTTTTCTGAAAATTTGACAATTAAGGGAACACCTGAAATTAAGAGTTGTCAGAAAAAACCATATACGAAAATATCATTTTTGCCAGATTATGAAAAATTTGGTTTGAAAGAACTTACAGATGATATTTATGATTTATTCAAGAGAAGAGTTTATGATGTTTCGGCATGCACTGAATCAAATGTAACTGTTTATTTGAATGATATCAAAATTAATATTAAAGATTTTGAAAAATATGCAGATTTATTCTTGGATACAAAAACTATTCAACCTCGTTTTTATGAAAGTCCTAATGATAGATGGGAAGTTGTTGTTGCAGTTAGCACTGGAACACACGAACAAATGTCATTTGTAAATGGAATTAATACAATTCGAGGAGGTAAACATGTTGAATATATTACTAATGCGATTACTAAGAAATTGGTTGAGATGACATTGGCAAAGAAAAAGAAAACAGTGAAACCTCAACATATCAAAGACAATTTATTCGTATTTATTAAATCAGTGATTGAAAATCCTTCATTTGATAGTCAATCTAAGGAAACATTAATGACTCAAATTACTAAATTTGGATCAAAATGCGAATTATCTGATAAATTTTATGAAAAGTTATTTAAATCAGGTATTATTGAAAATGCACTAAGTGCCACAGAAGTAGTTGAACAAAAGAAGTTAACTAAAACTGATGGTAAGAAAGTAAATAAAATTATAGTATCTAAATTGGATGATGCAAATTTAGCAGGAACTAAAGATAGTAGTAAATGTACCCTCATATTAACTGAGGGAGATTCAGCGAAATCAACTGCTATTGCAGGTCTCAGTGTAATTGGTAGAGATTATTATGGAGTTTTTCCATTACGTGGAAAAATTATGAATGTAAAAGATGTATCTTATCAAAAGATCAGTGAAAATGCTGAAATTACTAATTTAAAGAAGATTCTTGGACTTGAACAGAATAAGGATTATTCTTCAGGTATCAATTCACTTCGTTATGGTAAAATTATGATTATGACTGATCAGGATCATGACGGAAGTCATATTAAAGGTCTATTATTCAATGTATTTGAAACTCTTTGGAGTTCATTATATAAATTTGATGGTTTTATGACATCATTATTAACACCTATTATTAAGGCAACTAATAATCAAACAAAAGAGGTTCTGTCATTTTATAATATGAGTGATTATGAAAATTGGAATTCAGAAATTAGCAATAAAAATCAATGGAAAATTAAATATTATAAAGGACTTGGTACTTCAACTGATGAAGAAGCAAAGGATTATTTTAAGAATATGAAGAAAATTACTTATAAACATACTGAAGAATCTGATGAATTTATTAATCTTGCTTTCAATAAAAAGAGAGCGGATGATAGAAAAGAATGGTTATCTAAATATGATAAAGATGATGTTCTTGATTATACAGAGGAAACCGTTAATTATGAAACATTTATCAATAAAGATCTAATTCATTTCAGTAATAGAAATCTTGAGCGTTCTATTCCAAATATTATGGATGGATTAAAAGAAAGCACTAGAAAGATCTTATATGCATGTTTTAAGAGAAAGTTATTTACAAATGAAATCAAAGTTGCACAACTCGCAGGAAATGTAAGTGAAGTAACAGCATATCATCATGGTGAAAATTCACTTCAAGAAGCAATTATTGGTATGGCACAAATATTTGTTGGAACTAATAATATTAATTTATTATCTCCAAATGGTCAATTTGGAACACGTATTCAAGGTGGTGAAGATGCGTCATCACCCAGATATATTTATACAGTTTTATCAAAACTTACTAGACTTCTGTTTAAGGAAGAGGATAATCAAATTTTGAATTATTTAAATGATGATGGTTTAAGTATTGAACCTGAATATTATGTTCCTATTATTCCAACTATTCTAGTGAATGGTGCAATTGGTATTGGAACAGGTTATTCAACAAATGTTCCTCAATTTAATCCAGAGGAAATCATTAAAATTTATTTAGGATTAATAACTGAAATTAAAACAACTATTGGAGATGTATTATCAATTGAAAATATTCAAGAATCGATTAATTTGATTAGAGACAAAGAAATAAATGAAATTGAACCTTATTATCTCGGATTTAAAGGTGAAATATTCAAAAATGATAAAGGAATTTATAATTCAAAAGGTGTTTATAGATGGATTGATAACTCATCTATTGAAATCACTGAACTTCCTGTTGGAACATGGACAGAAAATTATAAAGAATTCTTGGAAGATTTAATATTAAAGAATAATCCAAATATTAAATCATTTGAAAGTCATTATACAGCAAAGAATGTAAAATTTATATTGAAATTGTGTGATAATGCTAAGGAAGTATTAAATGATAAAGTTGTACAGGAATTTAATTTAACATCGAGTAAATTGTTGGGTATGAATAATTTGCATTTATTTACATCGAAATGTAATATTAAGAAATATGCAAATGTAGCAGAAATTATTAAAGAATGGTCATATGTTCGTATTGAAAAATATCAAGCACGTAAGGAAAATCAATTAATGGTAATGGAAAATGAATATTTAATATTATCAGCAAAAATTAGATTTATTATTGAAGTAATTGAGGGAACAATTATAATTATGAATAAAAAACTCAAAGAAGTAGAAGAACAATTGGAAGCAAAGGAATATTATAAATTTGAAGATAGTTATACATATCTATTAAGAATGCCAATTTCACAATTGACAACTGAAAAGAAGGAAGAATTGGAATTAGATGTAACTAATTTGAAAACTGAAATCGAAAATTTAAAACAAACATCTATTATGACAATATGGGAGAATGAATTATTAACATTGCTAGATGAATGGAATAAACATAAAAATGAAATTTTAGAAGATTATGAAAATGATTCAAAAGGAGAAATTAAAAAACAAGTGAAACGAAAGAAGTAATTAAGTCATTAATACCCCAAACATTTATATCAGTATTTTTTTCAACAAAATATTTCCATCTATAAGGTAATATTAATGATTGATCTTTTTGTAATTTTATGGCAATAATACTATCTGTTTCTTTTGGTGGTGCAGAATAAATACTTGCTTTATATATAATAACTTCAGTATCAATATTTGCAGTTATAAATAAATATTTATATCTGTTATAAACCCATTCTTGATTTTCATTACTTTCATGATTATTTATTTTATAAATGGAATTATATTTAAACCATGAATCAATTAACTCTTCTTTTTCTTTGACACAATCATAAATAACGATTGGTTGACGTGTATATAATAATGGAAAATTAAAATCACTAATGGTAGTTTGAAGAATTTGAACAGATGGAGGAAAGATAAAATAACAACAAATATAGATAAAAATTATTATTGTAATAATAATGAAGATATAATTAAATTTCATTTATTTATTATAAATAGAAAAAATATGATAAAAAAAACCAAAAGAATAAAAACAAAAGGAGGAAGAACAACATTAGAAAAAATTATAGGTGTTGAATCTGAAGGCCCATTTATTAGCGATAATATAGCACAAAGAGTTGAAAAATATCAAGGAACTAATTTAAAAGAGGAATATAAACTCAGAAAAGATTTGGCAGAAGAAAATTATAAAATAGTCAATGAACAATTTGAAAATGAAGGTGATAAAATCGAAAAGATACAAGACAGAAGATTTAAATATAATAAATTGCATAGTGATGATTTTTTCAGAAAATTTGCATTATTTTTGGGTGCAATAGGTTCAACTTTAAAGGAAGTTTTTAAATATATATTCAAAATTGGAAGAGAAATTGGAAATAAATTGCAAGCAACTGTATCATTAATTGGTAGTGGATTTAAAAATACAGGTGATTTTATACCAAAAATATTTAATCAAAAGGGTGCAATAGTTAAATTTTTATTATTATTGTTATTTATTGGTCTATTTATTGGTGCAGTTATTGGATTTTTTGGAACAAAAGGCAGTCCTACATTAGCAGGTGCAACTAGTAGCACTAAAATGGATGTTTTCGTAAATATGAAACCAAAATCATTTTTGACAAATTTCAGTGATTCATTCAATGCAATGATTCCAGATAAATATAAAATTCAATTTACATCATTTAGAAATAATTTCAATAAAATTATTGGAAATGATGTTGTTGGAAATTCAATAGATAATCAACCAAGAGAATCTATAACAGAGGGAAGATATAATGGTATAACAAATATTAAAATTAGTGAATCAAAAGATCATATTTTTAATTTATATAAACCAAATGATAAAATAATGGAAATAGATATAGATTTATATAAAGGATCAGGAATAGATTTTTATAAATTACCAGTATCAATTCAAAAAGAAATTTTAAAAAAAAATAGTTCAGATGGTAAATTTAAATATACATTTAAAGTTGAAGAAAGAATGACAAATGATGAAAGAATAAAATATACATATATATTTAATGATAAAAGTTTACCAATAATTGAAACAGATACAACTTTATTAAATAATTTTAATGTTAAATCAATACCACCAAGTGAAACAATAAGAATAACAGAAAAGGATATTGAAAAAAATAAAGATCGTTTAATGTTTGGATATACAAATGGTAAATTTTCTTATCCAAATATCTAATAGATAGATAATGAGTAAATGTACATCTCTTAATAAAAATGAAAGGTTATTTATACAACCTGTTGAATTATGTACAATGAAAGCATTAACAAATTTAAAAACTATTTTTCATGATGATATTTATAATAAAGATCCTAATAAAATATTTAATGACAAATTTATTGAAAATAATCCAGATATTAATAGTGGTTTCAGAGGCAATGATGACAATAATTTTATTTATGAACAGAAACGAGATAAAAAAGATTTATGTAATCAAATAAGTAATAAAAATGAATGGATTGTTAATTGTTCTCTTGTTCATAATCATCCTTTA